TTCGGCTAGAGAGCAAAAGAAACGCCGTGCCAGTAGAAACGCGGCCCGCAGAAAATTAACTGCGGCAGGCAAAGTAAAAAGAGGCGACAAAAAAGATGTTGCACACAAGAATGGCAACCCTAAAGATAACCGTAAAAGCAATCTAAGAGTAGTTGCTAGAAATCTTAACAGGTCTTTTCCAAGGACCAGAACAGCGAAAAAGGTAAGCAGGAGGTCATAGTGTACGTTGGTAGTTCAAATGGATACGCTGTTCCTGTTTACAAAACTAGCGACAGCACAACAAGAACAAGGGTTCATTGTGGCAACTGTCCACGCTGTAATGAAAAACTTATCACTGTTTTTGTGCATGGGCATGAGCAGTGTTCTAAATGCGGTTCCGTAATCCATGATTGTTGCCAAGGAGAAAGAGCATGAGAGCGGCAAAAATGAAATGCGCTCAGGGGCGCAAAAAGCCAGTAGCCATGAAAAGGGGTGGTAACCCAATGGCTAAAAAATTATCGGACCCTAAGTTTAAGCCCAAGGTTGTGGCTCCTAAAAAAGGCAAGGGTTCTTATTCACGGAAGGGCAAAGCCCTTCCTATGAAGTCTGGGGGTAAAACAAAGTCAAGGGTAAACGAGGCTGGAAACTACACAAAGCCGGGTTTGAGAAAACGTATATTTAATAGAATTAAAGCAGGCGGAAAGGGCGGCGCTCCGGGACAGTGGTCAGCAAGAAAAGCGCAAATGATGGCCGCTGCTTATAAAAAAGCAGGGGGCGGTTATAAAGACTAATGGCAAAGAAACCAGACCCAAAAGTAGGAACAGGTAAAAAGCCAAAAGGAAGTGGTCGTAGACTTTATACAGATGAGAATCCAAAAGATACTGTCGGTATAAAGTTTGCTACACCTGCTGATGCTAGGGCAACTGTAGCAAAGGTTAAAAAGGTTAATAAACCTTACGCCAGAAAAATACAGATACTAACTGTTGGCGAGCAAAGAGCCAAAGTTATGGGAAAGTCAGAAGTCGCCAGAATATTTAAACAGGGGAAAGAGGCGATTAGACGGTCTAACAAAAAAGGAACAGGGAGAGTTAAACGAACCAGATAATGAGGTTGCATAAAAATGGTTGTCGCAGAAGCTCTCGCAGGAATCGCACTGGTTAAAAGCGCTGTTGATGGCATTAAGTCCGCCATCTCAACAACAAACGACATAGGTCAAATAGCTAGTCATGTAGATAAACTGTTACAGGGTCGGGACGAGGCAAATAAAGCGAAGCGTGATGCATCAAATGACCCGTTTAGTGTTAAGTCCATAGCTGAGGAAACCATTAATGCAAAGCTGGCAGAAGAACACTTAGATGAAATGCGTAGCCTTATTGACATGAGGTTTGGTCATGGCACTTGGGCTGGTATAATAAACGAAAGAGCCAAAAGAATTAGAGAGGCAAAAGAAGCAGAAGAAGAAGCAAAAAGAGAAAAGATGAAAAAGAAATTAGAGTTTGAACAAATGGTGGAGACATCTGTAACAGCTTTTCTTGCATTGGGCTTTATGGCGGTGGCTCTTTTAACTGTGATATACTTTGCTACAAGGGGATAAATATGCCGTTAAAGAAATCGCAAAGAAGTTTAAAGGCTTGGACGAAACAAAAATGGAGGACTAAAAGTGGCAAGCCATCGACACAGGGTCCGAAAGCAACCGGGGAGAGATATCTACCTGCAAGCGCCATTAAGTCCCTATCGCCCCAAGAGTACGCGGCAACAACCCGTGCTAAACGAAAAGCAACTAAGGCTGGTAAGCAATTCTCAAAACAGCCTAAAAAAATACGAGCTAAAGTGAAGCCGCATAGAAAGGTCAAATAATGTCTGTAGTAACACCAGACCTACCAGAACTATTTGATGAAGCGTTTGAACGCGCAGGGCTTCAAATGACAACTGGTTACGACCTTAAAACAGTTAGGCGTAGCCTTAACCTATTAACATTGGAGTGGCAGAATCGTGGGCTTAATCTCTGGACCATTGACGGGGGTACTTTATCTCTTACGTCAGGCACAGCAACTTATGCTATGCCTACAGACACTATTGACCTCATTGAACATCAAATTAGAACAGGCACGGGTACGAGTCAGGTGGATACGAATTTGGACCGTATCAGCGTTTCAACGTATGCTCAACAATCTTCAAAGAACACTCAGGGACGCCCCTCTCAAATATTTGTTGACCGCCAAGCAACGGCTGTCAATGTTACTCTCTGGCCTGTTCCGGACGATAGCACATATACTCTCTCGTATTACCGCCTTCGTGGAATCTCTGGCGTCTCGTCTGGGATAGGAACAAGTGCAGATGTACCGCCACGGTTTATTCCGTGTCTGGTATCAGGTTTGGCCTATTACATTGCTATGAAAAGGCCAGAAGTGGCGGCGCGTGTGGCTCCGCTTAAACAAGAGTATGAGTTTCAATTTGAGCTTGCCGCAGGAGAAGACTCAGACTCATCGTCAATCAAGTTCGTGCCATACGACACGTTTTACTTAGGAGGCTAATATGCCAATAGTAGTTAGACCAAAAGGTGAAAAAAAGAAGAAGTTGCCAAAGGCTCCTCCTTCACGCCCTCGTCACGCAAATCCAAAGCACCCAATGAATAAAGAGCGCACCACAGGCCGAAATATGGCTCGTAAAAAGGGTGGCGGTAAGCTAAAGATGGTGGAAAAAGACGGCAAGAAGGTTCCGTTTTTTGCCGCAGATGGTATTGGCAAGATGAACAAGGGTGGTCCTGTAGAAGTAAAGAAGGGCATGACCTTATCTCAAATTGCAAAGAACAATAACACCTCAATACAAGCTCTTCTTGCGGCTAATCCTAGCATTAAAAACGCTAATCAAATTCGCATAGGTCAAAAAATTAAAATGCCTAAAGCTGGTTCTGTTCCGGGCAATACCAAGACTAAAAACCCATACGGCCGCATATCTCAAACTCAAATGAATATGATAAGGTCCAAGGACAAAAGAACCCAGCGGGCTGGCACTGACGCCATACGCAATGAAGTTAAGCGTTCTGGCGCTCAAACTTCTCCAACCCCCAAGAAAGCCAAAGCTGTAAAAGACTCTCGTTCTGCTGTTCCAGAAGCAAAGAAGAAGGAGTTGGTTGCTAAAATGAATGCAGACAAAGCAAAGAAGCCAAAGAAGAAGTCTTTGCTTTCTAGGTTGTTTGGTGGCAACAAAAAGAAACCAGCAGTGCCGTCTAATGATATTGCCGCAAGAAGTGGTGGTGTTATGAAAAGAGGAAAGCCTAAAATGGCAGGCCCAAGAGCGCCAATGACAGCGGCTCAAAAGAAAGCAGAGTATCAACGCAGATTAACAAAACAAAAGCGTGCAATGACTGCTGGTAAACCGAAAAAAGTACCGGGGTACAAATCTGGCGGTACGGTTCGTGGTGCTGGTGCAGCTACAAAGGGTAAGCGCTTTACTCGCGCAGGATAATAAATGCCGTTAGCTAGAGGAAAACACGCGTTTGGCTTTTGCGATAAAACAGGGTTTAGATATAAATTATCAGACCTTGTTTTTGAGTTTCGTAATGGCGTTAAAACTGGTTTAAGGGTCGGCAATGATGTTGCTGACCCAGACCACCCCCAAAACTTTCTTGGGCGGATTAGAATTAACGACCCTCAATCATTGTCTAACCCAAGGCCAGATAGATTTTCAGATTCGGTTACAGTTACGTTTCCGACATTTGATGTGTCTACTTTAACGCAAGTTAATGTTGGATTTGGCATTGGAAGGGCTGGCGAATTAACGACAAGTGGAGCGCCTGTTCCTGCACAGAATGTTTCCTTGCAGCTTAGTGCGGTATTTGGCGTGGGTAGCGCTGGTAATATGTCAATAGGCCCAGCATCGACCTATGACTCTACAAGTGTTACACTTGACTCTACAAACAAAACCTTTGACGAGGGGTAAATGGCAAAGCAAACAGTAGGAATTGGCTCAAGCGCAAATGATGGAAGTGGTGATACACTTCGTGTTGGGGCAGATAAGATAAATGATAACTTCAATGAGATTTATGCGGCATTGGGGAACAGTTCTAATGTACTAACTGATATCATAGATGCTAATGGCCTTTTTAATGTTAGCTCTGGCGCAAATAAAATTGTTTTTTATTATGCCGCTCTTAGTGATTTGCCAAGCGCATCAACCTATCATGGGGCTGTAGCTCATGTTCACGCTACAGGTGGCTTGTACTTTGCTCATGGCGGCAACTGGATACGACTGAATGACGAGACTACCGGGCCTGTTACAAAGTACACCGCTGGCGTCAATGGCTCTACTGCATTTACATTTACTGGCCCCGGTGCAACATCAGGCAACAACCCAAACTTTACTTTCTATAAGGGTCATACCTACTTAATTGATAATACAGCTAACGTATCAAGCCACCCATTGCAAATTAGAACATCTAATGGCGGGTCTGCCTTTACAACAGGGGTGACAGAAAATTACAATTCCACCACCGGACTGACGCAGTTTATTGTCCCGCACGAACCAAGTGATACATCTTTGGTGTATCAGTGTACTAACCATAGCGCCATGGTTGGAAATATAACAATAGTATGATGAGATTTTAAAATGGCTATAACTACAGCAATGTGTACAAGTTTTAAAAAAGAGCTTTTTGAAGCGACACATGATTTTACATCAGATACATTTAAGATTGCTCTGTTTACTAGCAGTGCGAGTCTAGGGGCCTCTACCACCGCTTACTCCACATCTAACGAGATTTCTGGTTCGGGGTACAGCGCTGGCGGAGTTGCATTGACC